GGATATGTTGTTTCCGCCACGCCACCGAAGAAGAAAAACAACTGCTCTTCAACAAGATGGAAGAGCAAGGGTTAAAATGGAATGCAGAAGAGAAGCGAGTGGAGAATATTAGGTGGAGAGCAACTGCTGGAAAAAGTTATTTTATATTTACCTCAGACTTTGATTCTTCTTGTTTTACAGAATGTTTTGCTACTAGTGATACACGTTTTTATAATTGTGGAAACTATTTTCAAACAAAAGAACACGCAGAAGAAGCTGCAAGGCGTGTGAAAGAAACATTGCGAAAGTACCACGAGGAGATAGGGGAATAATCATGGATATTCGTAAGATTAATATCGGTGATAAAGTCTGCAATAAAGAAGACGGATTCCCTATGACAGTCGTTGGGCTTTACTCAACTCTTGCCGACTTGAGCAACGGCACAGTTAACCTTGACTTCGAGGAAAACGAAGGCGATATGTGGGAGGAAGAAGCAAAAGACTTGCAACCATACCACAAAGTTTAATTATAAATAAAAATAAGATTATGCAAACAACAGTATTAAAAGAAGTGATTGCGTTCCTATTTGGGCGCAAGTACTATGCTAACATAGTAGCAACAAAAGGAACAGACAAGACAGAAATTTGTTCGTACATCTTCACCTGCAAAGAAGATGCAGACAAGCATCGTGACGGATTAGAGACGACACGGTCTTTCATCTTTATTGAAACGATATCATTCCGCTCCCACAAAGAGTATTAAAAGATAAACCGCACATAACCTTTAAGTGTAATATATTTGCACTATGATGATGAATATTCTCAAAAAGATACAGAACTGGTATTGGTCACTCAGGTTATATGTAATCGTAGACCCTGCAGACAATTCTGTAACACTATCTAAAAAGCTTTTCAGCCATATCCGTAAGTATTCGGATACGGCTGATAAAGCCGTTGTGTTTGTTTTTCGTGTGTCTGGCAGCGGATTGTTTGCTTTTATGGTCAATCCAAATATTGAGAAGCCTACACAGCTTTGCGATATACAATACAATGATAAGTACAAGTGTATAGGTTTCGAAACACTCAATCCATCTGTTGGGCGTATCCTTTATGATTACAATTTACCTGCTGAAAGCAAATGCAAGTTATCGGTATCAGTAAAAGAAACTAACAACAAACTATATTATCAGATTGAAAAGCCGTCTAAACATGAATAAAGAGATAAAGTATAACGGACTATCGACCGTTCCACCTGACAATACTTGTCAAGATGGAGACTCTGCAATGCTGTTGAACCTCGTTCCAGAAGATGGTGCGTTAAAACCTGTGTCGGCTCCTAAATTATTACTCCAGCTTGGAGAGAATAAAAAAGTTATCTACATTCATAAAACGATATCCTTTTCTAATTATATTATACAGGATATCAAAACATTTGAATTATATGTTCTAAATGCTAATGAGAAACTTTTTGAAAGGGCAGTTTCTCTTGGTGCTTATCGTTCGCTTTCTCATGTGAACGCCATTGGAAACACCTTACTACTCTTTACAGAAGAGTATATTATCTATTTCCTATGGAAGCAGGGACAATATGTTATGCTTGGAAATCATGTGCCTAATTTACAATTATCTTTCGGACTAAGAGGCAAACCTCGCATATACTCTCTCTCTGATGAGAGTCACTCTACCTTTAATGTGAACTTTGAAAGGATAGATGAAAGTAGATTATATGAAGTGTGGACAGAAGATAATCAGAAGAAAATTACTTCACAGATTATGGCGAAAGTAAACAAGTTTCTTGCTGATCAGACCATCAAGGAAGGACGCTTTGCCCTACCCTTCTTTGTTCGTTATGCCTTAAGATTATATGACGGCTCTTTAGTGTGTCATTCTGCGCCAATACTGATGAATCCATCCACAAAGACTGCTCCAGTTGTCTTCTGGAATAGAGTAAGTGGCAAAGAAGGATATACAGAGGCTGAATGTGACATCATGCTTGTTTCGGCAGGGATAGATTATCAGCTTCTACCAGACGGAGAAAACTCACATCTCCGAATGAATGATTGGAAAGACATTATCAAGTCTGTTGATGTCTTTATATCTAAGCCAATATATACCTACGACCAAAGTGGCAACTGCAAATCATTTGCAGACACGGATAATCTTGATACTAAATTTATTGGCGCACTGGATATCTCAAGATTTTCAGATGAAAAGACCATAGAAAGAGCAGGTCTCATAAACCTACCTGTAAGAAAAAGAGCAGAAGACACTGCATTATTGCCTATCTCTGTTAATGGAACAGACCTAACAAGTGGTACGCCTGGAGGACGTGAGAACCCTTTAGGTAAATATTATGTCGAGTGGAAATACAGTAAGCTTTATACGCTTTTCTTCTCTAAGGATTCAACATACCCAAAAACAACGATTAGCCTACCAGAGCATACGGATGACAAGAATAGAGAGATGCTGGAGAATGTACAGAATTTCTATTTCCTTAAATCTATCAGTATTAACGAACTCTCTACAAGTGAACGCAAAGATATTGTTGTTAACAAAGAGTATCTTCAATCACTGACTACAAGAGAAACAATGACAGACGATTACCTGTCACATGACCGAATTACAGCAAAATACTCACAGACATATAATGGACGTATAAACCTGTCTGGTATACGTCGTGAGTTGTTTCAGGGGTTTATGGCTGGTTCTATGTTCTCATATGCTAATAATAGTGAAGCAAGTTGGGAATTGAAAAAAGATGGTAAAGTTGTTTTGGACTTTGGTTCATTAGATTATCGTGACATATCTATACAGACTATGATAGAGGAAGGTGGTGAGAGATATATTGTGAATAGCTATGTTAGCTCACACCTCGCTCCTTTTGTGTCAAGTATGTACACTAATGGTGACTTTGCTCCAACTTCATGGGGTTGTTACGTCTTTTATCCTAATACTCATGCGACAATGATGCGTATACACGCAGGTATTGATACATACGAAGTGAAGCTTAAACCACACGACTTCCTTAATGGTGCGTATGGTGTCATCGATTACGAACTTATAAGAAAGCAAAACACAACACATACCGAACCTCCGACAAAGCTTGAGAACATTATAGACGTTCCTAACAAGATATATACCTCTGAAATAAATAATCCTTTCTTCTTCCCTGTTACTGGGATTAACACAATAGGTACAGGTAGGATATTGGGAATTGCTACAGCTGCAAAAGCTCTTAGCGAAGGACAGTTTGGGCAGTTCCCTCTCTATGCTTTCACAGATGAGGGCGTATGGGCATTGGAGGTAAACTCTACTGGGGGCTACTCTGCCAAACAGCCTATCACACGTGACGTGTGTCTATCATCGAAAAGTATCACGCAAATTGATTCTGCTGTTCTATTTACAACTGATAGAGGTATTATGCTCTTGCAAGGTTCACAAGCAATGTGTATCTCTGACGTTCTCAATGGAGAGAACGCTGTACCAATAACTGTGTTACCTAAGATTGATAAAATCTTAGAACATGCAGACTTGTCGAAAGGTACTCTAAGGATATTACCTTTCATGGACTTTGTTCGTGATTGTCGAATGATATATGACTATGAGCATCAACGAATCATCGCTTACAACACCAGCAAAGAATATAATTGCAATTATGCTTATATATTCTCACTAAAGTCAAAGCAATGGGGAATGATGCAATCCAATATTGCAGATAATGTAAACTCCTACCCTGATGCACTTGCTGTACTTAATGATGGCAGCCTTGTTAATTTCTCTGATGAGACTGACGAGGTTTATAAAAGTATTGTTGTGTCACGCCCAATAAAACTTGATGCTTATGACATTCATAAGTCTGTTGATACCATCATACAGCGTGGCGTGTTTAAGAAAGGACATGTGAAGTCTATTCTCTATGCCTCTAATGATTTATATAACTGGGTTCCTGTATGGTCATCTATAGACCATTACTTACGTGGGTTTAGGGGAACACCTTATAAATACATTCGTATAGTGCTACTTGCTAATCTTTCAAATAATGAAGGAATTACTGGTTGCTCGGTGCAATTCACACCGCGATTAACCAACCAGTCGAGATAGTTTAGGTTTTTAGTTTATAGGTTAAGATTGATTTTTAACAAAAGGGCAGTTCTACGTGATGTAGCGCTGCCCTTGTTTATTACCATGGTTTTAACTTCCTCCTTACCTTACCCATTCTCGACATAAGAGATGTGCGTATCTTTATTTTTGTATCTCTTAATTTACTTTCCCAACGCTCTGCACTTTGTGGAAATGTTATGCTCAACCAATCTGACAGGACACTACACACAAGAAACTCATGTATGTACTCTTCTAACATCTTAATAGTAGTCATTGAAAAGTTATAAGGAAGCGTAAGTTTAATAGTGTATGTATCTGGCTCTTTCAAGACATCATCAAGCACTTCTTCTGTGTCTGGTAATTCTTCTTTTGCGTATGGGTATAGTAATCCCACGCATTCTGCATAAGCTAAGTTAAGAATGCGAGTAACACGATCTATATTGCCGTCTTGAACAATATCAAACACTTGATGTTTGGCGTGTTCTGTATCTTGTGGCATAATATCAGCCTCAACAAAAGAATAGTTACTGGCATCATATAACAATTCCTTGCGCTTGAAAGTCAGCGTTACAACTTTTTTTTGCTGTTCTGATTCATACTGTTTACAACAATTCATAAGCGTCTTTACTTAATAGGTTGGGCGTGTTGGTCGACTCCGCTTATATAGCGCACGCTTTACATTCTCAAGGCTAACTGTTGAATGCTCAGCATACACCTCTGCGTCTTCTTTGTTAGTAATAGCAAACCAATCAGCAAGCGTCCTATCGACCAAATAAGAGTGTATGCCATTGCCAAGGCTATCCGCAGAAGCGTTATTGTAATTTGAAGGTAACTTAAAAGCTAAAGTCAATTGCCCATTATTATCAATTTCGCTAATCATACGATTGTTACTCGTACTTCTATCTTCGTAGAGATATTCCCCTAAAAGACTCTTGAGGGAAGAGAAAGCATTTGCAAGAGAACGTCTTATCTGATAACTGTTCTCATCATCATCACTTGCTTGCATATTAGATGCTGCCTGATATGGTTTCTTCCCTTCTGCTTCTCTTGCTTGTCCTGTCAGATAAGCTTTGTTTTGAACATCATATATAAGCTCTCTAACTTCTTCGGTGACCGTTAGGTCTTTCTTGTTTTCTGCCATATAGTTTATTTTTAATGTTATTAATCGTATGTTGGACGTACTGGTTTCTTTTTGTAATAGGCTTTACGCATAACATCTTCCATATCCGTAGCCGCTGATGTTGCATAACCTTCTGCTTCATTCTTATTTGTGAATATATACCACTTACTTGTTATATTCATAACAAAGAAGCTGAACAAACTACGCTGCATACTTTCCTTAAGGTTGTCATCAAAGGAATTGGAAACCTCAAGTTCTAATATGTATTCATTATTCTCTTCACGCTCAGAACTTAGTAGCTTTTTTAGACTACCAGCAATCATATTCTTACTCTCATTCCAAAAGCGTTCGAGCATTGTCTTATCCTCATCAGTTGTAAAGATGCGATCGTATGCATTTTCGTCATTATCCATCTTTGCACCTGTATATGAAGTGGTCTTTGCGACTTCTTGATAAACTTCGTTTTTGCCAACTTTAAAAACAACCGTCTTCATACTTCTACCATCTGAATATGTTATAATTAACTCCTATTCCTATATAAGGATGCAAGTCTTTGCCATTACACCCATAACCAATTTGCAAGCCTATACCCCAACGTTTGGGTTTTTCTCGTATATAGTTATTGATTACTTGCGTCTTCTGATAAACAAATATACTATCAAGTTGAGGCTCATATCCACTTACCCACGCTTTATAGGTACTATCTTCGTACACCTTCTGAGTAATAGGAATAACAACCGCTGCGCTGTCACTCCCTACTTGTTCTACAGATTGAGACAAAAGACTATCGTTGTTATCAAACCCTTTAGAAACTTTGTTTGCAACAGGTAAGATATCCGTTCTGTACCTTACGATAAGACTATCCTTGGGAATAGGTTTATAATAAGGTATTGTGTCGTTATAGATAACCGTATCCCTTACCACATCGTAAGTGGGAGTAGATGATTTTATAGGCTTATAGATTAGCGCATAGCAAAGAATAACTATTGCGCTAATCATAAGTATTATTGTAAAAATATTCCTATTCTTCATGACTACAAATTTGAATATTCTTCTTTCGCATCGAAACAAGGGCAAGCCTTGATATACTCGTTAGGGGTTATCTTTCCATCCTTATTCAAGTCTGGAGAGAAATCACGATGACCTTGAATAACCGCTGTAGGGTACTTCTTATGTAGCATCTTTAGCAGCGAGCACAAACTTGCTTTCTGTGCGTCTGTGCGGTTATCAGTGGGTTTGCCATTGGTATCAATGCCACCAATATAAGCAACATTGATAGATACTGAATTGAAGCCCTTAACTCCATTGCTTACCTTCTCCTCGTCAAACAACTGTGTAATCTTTCCGTCTGGCGATACCACATAATGATAACCAGGATTAACCCATCCTTTACGCTTGAACTCCTGATTTAAGCCCTCAATCGTCATAGACTGATGGCTTGCGGTACAGTGAACCGCAATGTATTTAATATTTCTCATATTACGTTAATCGAATTTGGGTTTATTGTCGTTAATATCGACGTGAGACGTTTTAAGATACTCGCTAAGAAATGGAACTTTGTCGACCACTTTCAAAGTGAGAACATAGTAAACGAAACCTGCCACCTTCCACATTGTAGTATTCTCGATGAGCATCATTCGCCAGTTGCGGACGATGTTTGTGGAGTAAAACCATATAGCTACCCCACATAATGCTTTCACAACTCCGAGCGTCTCTTCTCCAGCATGAAGAAAATAGCCTGTAATGAAGATAGAAGCTGACATCACGAAGAATAAACCACAATGATAGAAGAACACCATTGACTTTTTCAAATTCCACTCCTCGCCATGTTTCAGACCTGCTACCACTCCAAAGATATAATTCAATGTGAAGACTATCAACATTGCATACATAAAGTCCCGTATGGGAAAGAATAGGCTCAGCATTCCGCTGACAACGCTACACATTACGTATTTAAATTGTTCAAGGTAATTCATAATAAAACTAAATTTACCAACGTTCTTACTCCGAAGCCTATTGCCACACCACCGACGGTCAGTCCCCAATCGATGATGTCTGCTTTTCCGCCCCACATCTTATCTTTCAATTCTAATGCTGTTGCTATGCCTATGCCTGCATACGCTGCGCAATATAAGCTATTAGCACCAGCACCGATAAGTACACCACCTATAAGGTGTTTGTACCTGTTACTTTCTTTAAGCCATTTAATTACTTTCTTCATCTTATTTTTACAATAAATTTCTACAAAAATAATATAGGAAAAACGATTGAAAGGTTTATGTTTGTAATTACGATAGTAAAGATAGGATGAGGCTGCCTACTAAAGTGATGTAACATATCCCTTCTGCAATAAATGTAGCATTCTCTTTCCAGCTCTTACGAATGAATACAAGTGGGAACAGCACCCACAATATGAGTAACCATGGTATAAGCAAAGCTACAACAATCTGACTTGCTAATCCAAAGAGATAACCGCCTACATAATGTAGCACTTTGTTCTCTGTCCTATAACAAGGTGAAGCGGCAACCATCAACAAACCTACACTCATCATTCCTGCAATATAAGCATGCTTAGGCGGTAAGGCATGAAGAGAAGAGAATAACAAGATAGCTGCCGTCATTGTTGCCCACAACGAAAAGCGAACATCACCTACATAATAGCTGAAACTACTCACGCTATCTGGTAACTCCTTTGCTTTCTTAGCTGCTACTATTGCCATTGCAACTGAAAGTACTACCGATAAAATGATTAAGTAAACCATGACTGCATATCCTTTTTATAAATCATATCCTTTTCTGCCCACCCCTCTGCAAGCGTATTAGTTACAAATGAAATGGCAGATAAATAAAAATCTTTCAGCTCATCCTTTGTATTAAACTGACGATACTTAGGGTCGTTCTCCTGTCCGAATTTGAATGTTACAGGTAGGTTACTTCCATCTGTAAGCATACACAAGTCAAAAGCAGCTTTGTAATTAAACTGATTTTCTGATGATAGATACACAATATTACCCTCATAGGTAAACCCTGCAAGTATCTTTTCATCAATTAGCTTGTTGACATGTGTGGCTATATCGCCCTTTAACTCTTCTTCTGTAGGCTTGTGCCCATAGTCCTTACGCCAGCAGTAACCGCTTTCATCGCTGTCTTTGTCTTTGCCAAAGCCATAGAATAACACGTAGTGGTCATCGGATAGACGTAACAAACTGTCGTTACGTTCCTTGACTCCGTATACCTTAAAAAAGTCTGTATTCATAGATGTGTGTTTTAAGTGAGTTTATATTTGAACCTTTTAATTCAAGAGCAAAGCGTGGCGGATTTTCGCCCACCGACGCTTTGCGCTTTTACGCTTTATTCGTTTATCTCAACTTTTCCACGGAAGGCAAGCCGAGAACCGACGCTCGAGCTCGACCGCGATGATGCGTTATCCGCACCCGCAAAGACGAGACCGCCACCCGCACTCGCACTGCTACCCGAACGCCCGACAACACGGCTCTTTGCATGATTATACCATTGCCCATCTGCGTAGTTAGATGCCCATCTACTATTATCAGAGCTTACTCTTGAAGCAATGATGTCACAATAGCGTCCATGTCTTACACGTGCTATACAGTAACCATTATCTTTAGTTCCTTGCACAAGGCGTTCTGTCTTGCTGATAGGGTCGTAGATATGCCATATAGCGTCTGTCGGATAAGTGTTAACCTCTACTGTCTTGTCTTTCATATACTGACGATAAGACGGTATGTTCACGGCAACATTATCTTCCCACTCATAATAGACACCAAAGAAACTCTCAAAACCTAAGCACTTTGTTCCTCTGCTATCTTCACGTCTACTGTCAGAGTTGCCAATATCATCACGATAGCCTGTAACATCACTACTGCCATTGCCGTAACCACAAACCAACTGTGAGTCACGTGTACCTGACAATGAGAACCAGAGAACAGCCATCAGCTTAGACATATCATAGTCTACCATCTGAAATCCATTACCTCTGCGGTGTGCAAGATTTTGGAAATCCTTATATGTGAACTCCATTTTGCGTACAGGTGTGTTGGTTGCATAACCCTCCTCGTCGTATAGCCATTCAGAAGATGTACGATTGTTATTACTTCCTCTCTGCACTGTTGCTCCAGATACAGAACGTAGTCTAAGTAGACTATCTACTGATGCTTGATAAACACCCAATAGCCATGGTTCGTTGCGTACCCAATCAGGCTCAATGGCTTCTATCTCTGTACTGTCTACTGCAATAGCCTCCAATTCAGAGTTTACATTGCTTGACGAGAATACAAACTCATTAGCACCTTGTGGCACATCTATAAAGACATAGTCTCCATCAATGAAGTCAAAGGCAGTATTGCCTATTGCAAGATTGAATTTCGATATGATAGTGCCTGTTGCATTTAGGAAACATGCTCCTACTGTGGCATTATTCATACCTGGCCATCTAACTTGCTTCATTCCTGCAACATCAATTTTGTAAACATCTACATTTGAAACCTCTGCAAGAACACCAGCACTATCCAACACACTTTCGTTTAATCTGATTTTTTCAGACATCACGCCAGTATTAGCTTTTAGGATTATATCTTTCAGCTTCTTTCGTGTGACACGTTTAGCTGTAGATAATGGCTCAGTAGTCAGGCTACTCCATGCGATATATTTTTTTTGATTTTTGAAGTCATTGATACCTTTATACCACATTGCAGGACAACGCATCATCACGTCAAAGCCGTCGGCAGCCTTATCGGTATAGTCAAATTCAACCCCATTGGCAAGGTTATGATAATTCGTTTCTGAAACCTTAACGCCCTCCCACACATTTCTTTCTGTGTTGAGTTTTCCCTTAACTGGTATAAGCTGCTGTCTAATCTTAGCTACGTGCGCACTTGGTACAAAGTCATTAGAGAACATCTGCCCTGTCTCATTGTCAAGATTGCTAATATTAGCAGGGTCATCAATAGTATCATCAAAGACTATCAGTGAGTATTGCGACTGATGTATTGTTAAGTTCGGGTAATACTCTTTCAAAGCTGCGAGCTTACTATCTTCAATATACTTCGTCAGTATCCATGTACCACTTAAACCATCACAGATATTAGTGTGCTCCGAGTTAATACCACGTGTACCCATTTCTTTCATTGCAGATAGTACGGTATCTTTCTTTGAACACTCAATGTCCTTTATCGAAATGGTACTAATAGTAGCACCAGAGGCAACTGTATCTTCCAATATTCTTACTGGGTCTATATTCGGACATCTACGTATGCGTACGCTGCTAACATTACTCAAGCCCTCGTATGTCAAACCTCCATTAGGATAAGTAACTTTTGTCAAACCTACAAACACGATGTCTGTCATGCTTGCAGGGAACTGTGCTACTTCTAAAGGACAAGCCTCAGCTGGCGTAAATGCTCTTAACGTACTACCCTTAGCAAGGAATGTCTTTAAACGTGGACAGTTTTCTGCTCGCACACTAAGCACCTTGGTGTGTTGTATGTCAATCTTCTTTAAGAATGGCATTGCAGGAAGATTAAGAGAAGTCAGAACACCTGTTGTGTAGGCAGGTGTATAGCTTTCTCCACCAACTATCAATTCTTCCAATAGTGTGCAAGTGCTGATGTCGAAGCCCTCTTGCTTTGGAGTACATGCTGATATATCAAGCACTGCTAACTTGTCAGCACCAAACACATACACCATCTTGCCACTCTCCTGTGCTGCATTGGCTCTTAATGTGTAACTCTCGCCTGCTCTAAGGTAACAGCTATCGGTAACAGTGTCTGCACGGTCTTCTCCTAAACCAAAGAAACCATCTTGCGCCGCTGTTATCTTGATAGAGATTTCTCCCATCATACGTGCTTTGAATGGTGCCGTATACAGGTCGCCTACCTGATAATAGCCGTCACGTAGCTTAAAGCGTTTACGCTGGTAGTCAGGTAAGTCCTCTAAACGCAGACCGTGAAGTGCATAGAAGTAGTTGGCTGCTGCTGTAGAGTTCTGAATATACTTACGTTCACCATCGAATGAACTGATAACCTTTGCCCAACGTGACAAACGCTTTGTTATCCAATAGTAATAGCAGCCATCAGCACTGAATACCTTTCTACTATTACGTTCTGTCTTACGCATAGCAGCTGCCACTTCATGTAGTGTGATGGTTGTTGTGCCACTATCGTCTATCCATAAATTTGGTGCTGCATACGTCTGTACGAATGTTACACTATCCCAACCTTGGTATAGATGTGAAGTAACGGCATCCATATCCCAAGGAATTGTAAGACCGCAATCATTATCGCTACGGTCTACACAGTCGCCATCGTACCAATGGTTAAAGTAAGCTCGTATCGTTCCATCTGGTTCCAAATAGAAGGCAATCATCATATTCTTGCTACGCTGGTCTACTGCTGCCTTGTAATCGGACGCAATCGTATAACAACACAAAGAATATGGATTGGCGTACTTATGCACTTCTTGCTGCCATTTCTTTAGACGATTTGCCTTTGTTCCTGGTACTGATACACCACCAAGTGTAATGTTCCCATTTGCTTCTGTCTGATGTTGGTTGCATTGCTGTGAGAACACAAGCCACTTATAAAGGTTATAAGGAACTTTCTTGCCTGCTTTGTAAAGCTCTTCAAGATTGTCATCATCAGGATATCGAGTTTCATAATAACTCATCCAGATTGGTGCTCCTGTTGCAGGGTCAATACGCATCATGTCATCAAGACTATTCACGCCCTGCCCCCAACATAGGCTATCATACTTTAAGTATTCGTAGCACTCTGTTGGATTTACAACTTGTCCTGTAACACTCCACTTCTTAGTAGCCTTGTTAAAGGTCATACTGCCAGTAGTGTCTATCCAGTTACCACCTTGATACTGTACATAGTGATCATCACTGGTCTTGTACACGTTCTGCCAAGTGTAGTTCTTAGCATCGTCTGCAAGAACTTCTGCAAGCGTTTTGTCAACAGAAACAGGCTTTTCTACAGGCTGAACCTCTCGCATAGCACCCTTACCATCATTCTCAATCACAATATGCTCATTGCCACAATACTCACTAAGAACATAGATATTTCCCGCAATTAATTGAGTGGTGTCTGCTAATACTTGCGACTTGAAAGCTGTTAGTGTTTGATTCTGTGCTGCTACGAGTTCTGTAAAGTCACCATAGTTGAGGCACTTCTTACTATATCCGTTAACCCCCTTAAAGCCAAAGAAGTCGGCATCACCCTTGTCTGCATTGAAGTTAGCCTTAGCATGGAAATATGCCTTGGTGGGGTTCTCGGCATCGCTGTGGTTCATTCGGCTATCGGTACGGAACAAAGCGCATGGGACGCTATCAATGCTGGTGTGTATCTCATACTCACCCTCATTGTACACCTGCGCTGGTGTCATGTACTTTTCACCCAGTGCTATTTGGGTCTCATTCATCAACTCCATCATAGCACCATTGTGTGCACCGCAGCTATCAGAGTAGTCCACCTTAATACAGATGATGTTAGTGAAGTTTCCACCATCTACAACTTGTATGCGGTTCTTGGCAGCCATCTTTACACACTTATCATACTTGGTAAGTGCGTCAGCATTGCCAGGGAACATAGTCTGAATCTCTTCACGTGTATGCAATAAGGTGACAATGGCTTTCTTCATCTTACCTTTCTTATTCTTGATAGGTCGCCATGAAGAGGTTGTTCCTTGATTGGTCTGCGTGATACCGATTATCTTGCAGTTCTGCCAAGGGCGGTCTGGGAAATAGCAGTACCAGTCAACTATCTGCTTCGTCTTCTTGTCACCATCTTTCGTTTCAAGATAGTCAGGATAGTTTGCTGCAATGTCTTCTGCATCTGGATTCTTACAGATAGCACATACCATCAGACCTGCATCAAGACACTTCTGCATTGTTGGACGGTCTTTAGTTGTTCCCTCTGCGGTAATACTTGCCATAACGTTGTTTTGCTCATACTCCCCAATCATCGCTGTGGTATCTGTCAAGCCAACAAGATAGTTATAGCATGCTTGAATATAGTTGTAGTAAGTATTCCATGCTGTTAACTCGTAGAGATACACATCTGCCTTGTGTCCATCGAAATGGATAGTTGAGTTATGATTTGCTAACTCACCTGCTTTATATGCTACAGCACCAGCCTCATCGCCATTTAAGAACACCTTGATAACACCAATGCCTCCGTATGGTGCAATCGTAGATGGCTCAAACACGATATCGAAGCGTGTTGGTTTATCATTGACGTATGGCACAAGTGCTGTCGTTGCGGCATCTGTAAGAGAGCCGTTAGTAGCAACGATGAGCTCTTCACCTGTCAGAACAAAGCCCAATTTCTCACCCATACATTTAATAAGGTGTGTGTTGCGGTCTGCAACATTCTTAGTCATGACGGTGAATGAGAATGCCAAACCGTTCGTCTCGATAGCGTTCGAAGCAAAAGGTTGATAAGTACACTCTGCTGTTACATCTTCTGCAATACGTAATGCCATACGCCCTTTGTCACCAGCTGTACCATAATCGCTTGTGCCAAAGCTATCTTTTACAAAGCCATTAGTTGTGTAGTTTGCACCATTTACATTAATACTTACAGGCTGCCCATCTGACGTAACAGTCTTTATCGTTTTATCACTATCAGCATTACTACGCTCTGCCATACTAAATTTAAGTACAGCACCTTCGGTTTCACTGATAGGAAGTAACGTACCGCTAATAGTAACCTTATACGATTCTTTTAATGTAGCATCACCGCTATTAACGCCAAAGAGCAGGTTGTCTCCGTCGTGGTAGCCGATAAGACGTCTGTTTATCACCTGTGTAGTATCACGAGCCATGACCTGCCGTGTGATTGTCTCTGTCTTGTTTGTTGTCTCATTGGTAAGTGAAACAACAGCTTCTGGACGTGATGTGCTACGCTGGTAAACAGCCACATCAAAAATGACTGTAGCATACAGTTTCTTCTTTCCCTCGCTATCATCACTCCAACGTGCTACAACAATAGGCTTGTCGTAGTCATCAAGGCTACTATCCTGCTGAATGACCATAACGGCTGTATGCAAGATATTACCTTTCACACCAGACGCAACATCTTGACCTTGTATGCGGATAGGATAAGCACCATGCGCTAATCCTGTCGGGTCTATTCTTACAGAATGTGAATACGTATCTGTAATAACAGTAGTTTCTAATGGCTGCCATGTACCGTCTCTGAATAATTCAATTGTCGTACGGATACCTTTATCGCTACTATTCTTTGGGAAAGAATACATCAAGATGTTCTTGGCATTCCCTCCCACCTCAAGGCTTGTGTCTTTGGTGTAGTGTAGGGTCTGCACACTCACGCAAGTTACATCTACGGCTACTACAGAAAGGTTCTTGCTTGCAGTGTTCCCACTATCGTCTACAACTACCATCTGCAAGCTGCCTTGTCCTGCATTTACATAGAGTGAACTCAAATCAAAGACAAAGCTATAATCTTCCAAAGTTGAAGATGATGGTTTTTTTGTGTCGAATGTAGCAACGACTTTCTTTGTGGTACGGTCTACAAACTGAACGTTTGTAATACTATTGCTTGTTTCTTGGTTTCCTGCCTTTGTGACACTCAAGATAGAAGCATGTACGTTGAATAATCCACCAGCTACAATGCAAAAGCAGTGATATTTGAATGCAATAGCTATGGTTGTACCACCAACAGATGAGCCAGTACCGACAACGAACTGCTGCTCGTCACCTATACTTTCTCCTGCTTCGTTCGTCATCTGTAGTTTTACAACACCCTCGGTTTCTGTGTTAACCTTTAGATTGGTTGGGATATGCTTGTATGCACCTGCGCTTGAGAAGGCTTTCTCTTCATTGTTCCTTGGTGTGCCTGTTAACTCAACCTTTGCTGTGCCACCACCCCCAAAGGTAACCCATGGCTTCAAGTCTGCTGGATTGATGTCTGGTACTTCACGAGTAAATTGGAATGTTGCCCATACGTGTGCTCCGTTGCTATCTTTCTCAGCTGTCTTGAAAGTAAGTACTGCACCACTTCTGAAATAGGCAAAACCGCTTGCTTGTTCCAAATCTTGGACTGCCTTAATAGCCGTACTCAATGTATATTCAACATCAGGGCAAAGAGTGTTAACATTAAGCGTATTACCGATGTTAGTACCATTTGCGCCAAAATCTTTCCAGTTACCCTCTTTGTTCCAACTCTCTGTATTGACCCACTGCTTGGAAACCCAACCATTATTAGGTGTGTTGAATGTAAGGACGATACCAGGAATCATTATCTTCTCCTTGTCCTTGTACTCGCTAATCTTTTCCAAAGCAACAGAGAATGTCATGTCTCTGTTCTCCATACCTAATAGCTTGTTGACATTTACAACACTACGAGCAACGACTGCTTTCCCATCGTTCTGCAATGTTTCAATATCTCTTTGCGAATTGGCAAGGTTCTGTTTTAGTTCTGCACCCTCGTTACCAGGGAAAGCTGTCCCAGCTGTGTAGCCCAATGAGAGGTCTGAACCAATAGGAACTAATTTTGTTCCGCTCCATCGATATGTGGTATTGTCTGACGAATCGATATACACTTTGCCACTTATTGGTGCAAATCCATTTCTTGAAGAAACGCCATACTTTTCTTGGTCGACCCAAGAACCATAATAGATAGTGGCTTCGTTCTCTTGTGTTTTTACTGCTAATACAAAAACATTATCAGTGCGATTATAGATTACCTTTGCATGCTCGTCTGTTGATAACATGTCTATGCCCTGCTGTTGTGCAGTAAGGTTGTCCATGCAACCATCAAACTCTATGACATCATCAACATAACTCGGCAAATGAGCAGCTGGTACTTTACCATCTTCATCTAAAGGTGCAATACCATTTGCCTTGCCTTTTGAGTCTTTTATAGTGGTTAATTCAGCATTCACATCAGATGCCACTTTCTTTGCGTTCTCGGCAGTCTGCTGTGCTGTTTCAACAGCTGTGCGAGTTTGATTCACACTGTCGCCTTGTGTCGTTACTTGTGTTTTGAGTGCCTTTACATCATCTTTGATACCCTTAACATCTGTCTTCGTAGCGTTAAGGTCACTCTGCAATTCAGATATGTTGCTATTATATTGTTCACTATCCACTGTAGGGTTTCCGCCATTCTCTCCTGTCGCTACCCATGCGCCTCCATCTGCTACATAGATAGGTGCAGGCAAACTGCGCCCTACGATTGCCCACCAACCATCATGTGGACGTGGGTATGCCTCACGAAGTTTTTCAACTGTGGTAAAAAGACCCTTGTTGGCTGACTTGACATTCTTAGCCTCAAGCCAACCATCTACTTTACAATTGCCTTTTATATGAGTATTTCCTTGAACAGTAGCATTGCCACCTATGGAAGTATTACGACCTACTGATACGTCACCGTCTAATTGCGTTGTCTTTACAGAACTCATATTAATGCTGATTTTGCTAAATCTGACAACGCCTTGCTTAAATCAGCATTGCCATAAGTTGTTAATACTAATGATGCTATGGTGTAAACTACAGCTTGGTAGCAGCGTTCGCAAATCTCGATACCATCATCTTCATCTATTACTGGATAAGGAAGATAGACAGCCCTACTTACCATAGCGTTCTCACTCTTGCAAGAATAAAATTCCAAAGCCTTACCTTCTGGACGAATAGCGATTGCACATACAGGCTTCTGAGGAGTACCACGTATGCCCTTAAAGCGGCTACTTTGCTTTTTGTATTCTGCATCGTCCTCACTGATAGCATGATATACAGCACGCTCCCAGTCATCCATTTGGAATACTACAAGACGCATGAAGTCCTCAGGAAGCAGACACCAACCACTTTCAAGTTCCTTCCAATAAATCGCGTCTCCAAAGTTATTACCTCCATCAAGTAGGTATACAGGTGCCGTGCTATGTATTCTTTTTACAGCGTCTGTAACCTTTGATTTTATGATATCGTTTAAGGAAAGAGTGTCCACATCATCAAAGCCTATCAGTGTGTCACTGGACATATTTTGGTCTATTGCTATGCGAACATCTTTTGCTATTTCATCAAGACGATATACTTTCATTGTATAGAGCTGTTACTTATCCAAACCCTCGAATTCAATGTTATTAGCCTTTGCAACTTCGAGGATAGTCTTAAGGCTGCGGAGTGACGTACGACTAATGCCCAATGTGTCTGCAAGGTAGTTCTTAGCTTCTCCTAAGTCGTTCACTGTAATCTTCTGGATATTGCCGTCCTCACTCTCTTTAACAGGGGTATACTCTTCATTAGCGGTCTCTGATGTATTCTTAGGTTCCTCAATATGGTCAAGGGTGAATAAATCTCCAAAACGATAGTGTCGTTCGATAGCATTCTGCAATTCTTCACTATCAGTTGAAAAGACGCTGCCACCATTTGATAGTGCTATAAAAGATAAATGCACACTTTCTCCACCATCAAGAGTAACGTTTATCGCAATATGCGAATCTGATATATAATGCTTTGTCATGTCTTTATAAATAAAAAGGGATGGGATGTACGAGAATCCCACCCCTTAGTGTTATTAATTGTTATTTGGTGTTAGGCGTGTGCAAGCTTCATACGTGCATGTGCTTTAGCATAGCGCAAGTATAGACAACTGACCTCCTGGATAACTACAGCGTCGGTGTTGCGAATACCTGCTTTCTTTAAGTCAAGAATATTACGACCCCAAGAGATATGTGTTTTCTTAGACAAATATTCTGGATCAAGAGCGAAGCCACAATCACTCATACCATTAACATCAAACAACTCATGATGAACAGTAAGAACCTCTCCAAAATCTGTATCCCATGACTTAAACTTCAAGTTCCAAACCTCAACGGTGTCCTTTAGACGGAACTTGTCACTCTTAATCTTAGAGAATGCAGAAAGCATGTCTGAACCACAGAGAAGAATCTTACGTTTGTTTCCAATACCAGTACCAACAAACAAATCCTTGGTGATATCGACGAGGTCTTCATCTGAAATAACTGCACAATTCTTTGCTGCATCCCACTTTCCTACCTCGATATCCTTTCCTGCCATCCACCAGATACCACCAGTGAACCAAGTATTCATACCCTCCTTAGCGATATGCTTGATAACATTCTTTACACCAAATAGGTAAGAGTTCTCCATTGCAAGGCGCATGTCGTAGATACCATCCTCTTCCAAATCAGAGAAGTCCCAGTTCACCTCCTTTGACGCAATCTTCTCAAAGGTTGACTGTTCTACTTGAATCATGAAGTTCTGACAGTACTGAGTTTCTGGCATTGGAATATTATTGAAACGTCCAGTCTGAACATCCAACTCTCCACAAGCCTTACCCATTCTTACAAGCGTAGCACCATTCTTAATCTCTGGGACAAAGATTGGCTGCTTAGAGGTATTATCCATAGAGCCATTTACAGCATACACTGTAGGTACATTTGTAGAAGCATCCTTACCACATACACACAACACAAGGTCAGGGATATTACTACCTGTATATGCCTTACCAGTATTAGGGTCTGTTACACCCTTAACACCAACTACACGAATAGTATCGTCAAGTGTAAACATATTGGTGTCGCTCACAGGAAGTGATGTGCTGGCACCAGTGGTCATAGCCTCAACCTTCTTTGTAGTAGTACACTTAATTTCACGTGTTCCAACAGAATAATACTTCACCACAAATGAGTCACAAGAACTTGATTTTGCAAAGCGGCTAATCTGGTCTACTGGCGTAGCCATAGGGCGAATCTTAATGATACGCTGGTCTACGTCGCTCATGTAGAAGTTTTCGTCACCATCTGTACGTCCCTGTGTTTCTGTTGCAATACCATCAGTGCCCTCTGCTCCTGCATTTGTTTTTCCTGCATCTGGAAGTGCGGAGGCGTTAGCCATCAGCACGCCGTTTGACGCTCCCATCACAATAGCCAACAATGTTAGCATAATGCGACAGAGAAAACTCGAACTTTTCTTAATTTTCTTCATTCTTCTTTTGTTTTGAATTATTAATAGTAAAAATTATACTTATTTGTAGGCTGTACGTTTTTCGCCACCTCGCTCCCAAATAGACTTAGCTCCGTCGTAGCGACTGATAGCGCCAAGGTCTGGCAATTGTCGTTTAGAGCCGCCACCTCCGTTCTTGCCACTGAGATTAGCCGTACCATCATTGTGGGACTTTTTGCGAAGTTTCTCATCAATCTTTGCATTACGTCCTCGAACTTCGCCTTCGTGTGCAGCTTCCTCAACATTAGCATCGTGATTGATAGCCTTTGAAGCCATTTCAATACTCTCACGTGAGAACTTACCAAGAATTCCATCTTTCATGATATTAACAAGGAATTCCATTATCTCGTCGACCTGCTCATCACTCCATCCCTTTTCATCTTGAATCGCCTTAATAGTGGAAAGCGTTTCTGCAATATTCTTTTGATACTGCTCGTCAAAATCTTTCTCTTTGGCGACACGTTCTGCATACTCTTGACTTGCTTTTGCAAGTTCTTCCTGCTTATCAGGGTCTTTCAGTTCTTCTACAAAATCGTCTCCGAACATACGTACCAATTCTATGGCAGGGTTGCCACCCTTACGCCAATTGGTGAGGAAAGAAGCACTGCGAGGGTCACTTGTAAAAAGGTCTGAGAAAGCCTTTTCACGCTCCTTATAGCCATTAATTTCCTGTTCGTATCCATCGTAGTCGTCCCCGATTTGACCATATAAAGCCTCTTCATCGTCAAAGTTATGATCAGGATACTTCTTACTCATCCTTTCTCTAAACTTATCACGATTACTCTTAACTGTTGGATTTTCAGCCATAATCTTATATATCTAAATTTATGATGGTTGTTTTAATGCAAAAATAGGATACAATTATTATATAAATCGTTTAAGTTTTTACGTTCTTTTTTGTAACTTTGGAACATAGATTAAACCGTTATGAAACATCGAGGTTCCACTATGGAGTATGCTGAAGAGCGCATGAACGACATAATGAGACTATATAATGAGCATATATCGTCATGCGAATATATCAGTATTCCACACATTTGCGAACAGATATCCAATATGCCTTCTCGGAGATTTTGGGTATCAGAAATTTGGGCAAGCAAAATAGTAATGGCTATAATAAAAGGTAAACACCCTTATTATAAGATGCGCCCACTAAAACGTGAAATGTTTCATGAAATACACAAACGTGTTGTAGAACTTAAGAAAAAGAACCCTAATTGGTCAATTAATAAATGTTGTGAGATAGTTGTAGCACAGCCTGCTCCTAAATTCTATTTAAGTGCTGGCAGTATTAGAATTATGATATGCAAAGAGAGAAAGAAAAGATACGAAGAAAGAAAGAAAAGGTTACGTCATTGCTTTTAGCAGTGATAGTAATAGCTCTATCCTTATTGAAGCTTTCTGACTTGCACGAGGTTGGCATCTATGCAGGAGGTTCGTGGGTAGGAAGATGTCTCTACCCTTTCTTTCATTCGGGTATCATACATGCTACCCTTAACGCTTGGTGTCTTATCAGTTTAGTTTTTATCTACAATATCAGATTACAAAGGCTAATAATTGCTTATATTGTTGGCGTAACATTCCCAATAGAAACACTTTCTCAAGTCTTACCTATTTCTGCGTTACCAACTGTGGGACTATCTGGAATTGTGTTTTTTCTCTTCGGTTCTATTTCATTAGAAGTACGTAGGAAATTGTACTATCAAGCATGGATGGTATTCTATCTTATTATCGGCTTTGTATTTCCATATACAAATGGATGGCTCCATCTGTATTGTTATTTATGTGGCATATTGTCATCTCTTCTTAACTATCCGATTGTAATATGCAGAAAGAAGTAATCAACATATTAAAAGAGGATGACAAACGTAATGCTGACGTTTACCAAAAGTTTGACCCTATCAGCGGTATAGGGTCTATTGGAGAACGTGTTGAAGTACGTATAGATGGTTTCCCATTAAAAACACAGTATATTCCTGTTGAAATGCTTAGCATTCCATTGGTAAAACTGCTAATAAGCTGTGGAAGTATAATAAAATTCCTAACAGAAGAATTAGAAGTAGAATATTCTGAGGAAGATCGTCTTAAGGTTATAGAACAATTTGTGCGATTAAGATGCCGCTATGACTTTGCTTTTTGGGCTGCATTATATGTCTTTATTAAAAACAAAGGTGGTGGAGAAGATGTATTGTTTCGACTCACACGGCCTCAAAGGAAGTTTGTAGAGCGACTTGAAAAGTTGCGTAAAGCCAACAAGCCTATACGAATAGTTCTACTAAAGGCACGACAATGGGGCGGTTCTACAACTTCTCAGTTGTATATGGCATGGCTTCAGCTCATTCACAAGGTAGGTCTTAACTCGCTAATCATCGCTCACCAAGGTGCTGGTTCTGATGAAATCAAGGATATGTTTGACCGTATGATTAAAGCTTATCCTATAACTATGCTTTATAAACTGGGTGAAACCTACAATGAAAATGAATCTAAGTTAGTAGGTGTAGGACACTCTGGTTCTATTCATCGTGTACCACAACGTAACTGTAAAATAAAAATTGGAACAGCTGAACGTCCTGACTCTTGCCGTGGTGGAGATTACAACCTTGTACATCTTTCCGAGGTAGGACTATGGAAGACTACGGATGGTAAGAAGCCTGAGGATATTGTGCGCTCAGCTTGCTCTGGTATCCTGCTGAAACCATATACAATGATTGTATATGAGAGTACAGCTAATGGAACTGGTAATTTCTTTCAGCGAGAATATGATGCGGCAAAGCGTGGAACTTCACAGTTTGAAGCAATGTTTGTTTCTTGGTTTGATATTGAGCAGTATTCTTTGCCTTTTGAAAACGATGATGCAAAAGCTGATTTTGCTATATGGTTGTGGAAGAATCGTAATAATAGTAGTGCATCATCGGCACGTGCTGAAAGTGGAAAGTACCTGTGGTGGTTGTGGGAGCAGGGTGCAACGTTAGAAGCAATTAACTGGTATGTACAAGAGCGTGCTAAATATAATGAACATGCCCCAATGGCATCTGAATATCCATCTGATGATGTTGAGGCTTTTGTACATTCGGGTGAACGTGTCTTCGATAAGTATAAAGTCGATGAGTTCAGAGCATCATGCAAACCGCCTAAGTATATTGGAGATGTTTATGCAGATGGTGACTCTGGCAAGGACGCACTTAAAAATCTTCGCTTTGCAGAAGACACACAAGGGTTACTATGGATTTGGGACTTGCCAGAGATTGATGACAAAGAGATTGTTACAAATAGGTATCTTACAATAGTTGATATTGGTGGACGCTCGAAAAAAGCCGACTGGTCTGTTATATTAGTTATTGACCGTCTGTTTATGTTAGATGGAGATAGACCAGAAGTTGTTGCGCAATGGTACGGACACATTGATATGGATATACTTGCTTGGAAAGCTGCACAAATAGCAGCATTCTATGATAACTCCTTACTTGTTATTGAGAGTAACACACTTGAGACACATGACAAGGAAAGGCAAGTGGACGGAGATTTATCGCACTTTATTCTTAATCAGATTAAAGATGTCTATCCAAATCTCTATGCACGTAAACAAACAGAAGACGAGATAAGGGAAGGTCTGCCTCGTAAGTATGGTTTCCACACCAATGTTGCAACTAAGCCAATGATCATATCAACATTAATTAAGGTTGTACGTGAACATTTGTACACAGAACGTGACGAACGCTGCTTAGACGAATATGTGGTTTATGAGAAAAAGCAGAATGGAGCCTTTGGTGCTATTACTGGTAAGCATGATGATTTGTTAATGACACGTGCTATTGGTCTTCATATATGTTTCTTTGAAATGCCTATACCAACTATTGTGGTGCGTGTCAATATGCGTGTCCCCAAGAAGAAAAAAGCAGTATCAGCTGCAACAATATAAGTTTAATTTAATATATAATAAGATGATGAATGTTTTTAAAAAATTGAAAGCTTATCTTCGCTATCGTGAAGCGGTAAGAAAGGCGAATGAGGCACATGAGAGAACTGGTGAACGTTATTACGTTATGCCTGCGCCAGGTACAAAGAAAGCACTCCTTGTTATGGATAGATTTAACTTCCGTCGACTAAAACACAAAGGCTATATCACCAATAAGGCTTTTGTTGCTGACCTTGAAAGAGAGTGCTTTTATGCAACACCATATAGAAATGGGACAGCAGAAATGCCAGCCTCTGTTATTGAATTGAAGAAGCAACAGTATTACTCTTGGTGCAATGGGAAGATACAACGTAAGACAAAAACAAAGCCTTGACGGCATTGCCACTCTTACCAATGACCCTTTAGCGGTAGAGAATATCCAAAAGAATGTAAATAAGAAAAGATAGACAAAAGGCGTAGGATTATCCTACGCCTTTTGTTATGCAGCTTGTAACGCTTGATGCAGTTGGTCTACAGCTTGCATATTAGCTCCTTGTTGCGCTTTTTGCATAATCTGCGGTGATACACCTTGAGGTAACTGTCCTTGCTGTATCTGTTCTTTTTGAGATTGTAGGCTTTGCAGTAGATCATCTGCAAATGGGAAGTCTCCATGTTCAAGTAGTTGTTCTACACTGATAGCTTGAGCTTGCCATAGTTGCATAAGAACATCATTAGCAAGTTGACGATATGCTGGTGTTGTTGTACTTTCGGTGATAGACAAGTCAAATTCAACATCTCTAATTTTCTTAGGGTCGTATTCGATTTGTGCACCGCTCTTACCTGCGATGTTAAACACACGTTTCCCATCATAGAATTGCTGTATATTCTTCACATCCTTATAAGCTCCATCTATAACAAAGTAAGAGAAGCACTCCAACATATCAAGCAATGACATTGTAGAATTCTGAACTTGCTGATTATACATGGACGCACTTTGTCCAGAGAAACCAGGCTTACCCTGCAAAGCTCCATTCACACCTGATATATCCTCAAAGAACTTTAGCTGTAAATTGAGTAATTCGGTAATACCAATATTAGTAGAGTTGTTCGCTACTTGATGTGGCATTTGTCCTGTCTTTGACGGCTTAAAGACTATAACGCCATTAAATTCTGCCCAACTTTCCGCAATATCTTCCATACTAACACCATCAGGTAAACAGTCTTCTGGCATCAACAAGACACCCTTAGCACTCGCTCGCATGATCCAATCATATAGCGTAATGAGTCGGTTAGTATACCTCTGCTGGTCTATTACGTCACTGACAAACGAATGAATCTCACCATCTATGAATGGATAAGCTTTGAATATATAAGGGTGGCTTCCGTGTTCAAAAGGGGTTTCTCCCTCTTTAAGGATATGTCCAAATGGGGAAAGATAATAGAAGTACCAATAATCATCCATGAACCAAGTTGCTTTGATAAGTGGGACTTCTTCTGCTGGCATTCCTGAAGCCTCAGCCATTTGCATACGCTGCTCGTTTACTGATACAACATCCTTGTAATAATCTTCTTCGTCTATTTTGTAAATATCTCCATTAAGATAGTCATGGCAACGATAGCGCGGCTTCTGCTCCTTGCGCCAAACTTCTATAACACGACATCTTCCAGGCTCACTGGTGAAGAGGAAATCAAAATTATCAAGTCTACTATAGCCAAACTTCTCTGCGTAGCTCGCTATATATTCCTTTTTATCTGCCCATTTATATATGTCCTTCAGTTTACGATAATCTTCAGGAGCCTCTGCAAACTGTTCACAGAGTTGTCCAAAGCTAATATCGTGAACCTCTCCCAAGCAACCAACGTCCCAACCACGAAAATCACGCATATTGTTATCGATAAAGAAGTTATTGGGCTGCACATAATCCGTCCAACAATCCTCCTTGCCGTTACGCCATCCATAACTTTTACGATGTACAATAAAGCCAGAGATTAAAAACTCTTCCATTGTTCGTGCATATACCTCGCTCATTCTGTTGAGTTGCATATTACATTGCAGAATGGTAGACATTGTTTCTCCAAGTTTCTGTTCATCTCTATCTCGTGCTACACATGTAGGCTCTTTCGATTGCGAACGATATACACCAAGTACATTACGAACAAGTCTTCGGATAAGATTGTTCTTTAGCGGAACGTTACCTTGCTGCTTGATGTACTCTTCCTCTGTCATCGTTTTGCCATCGACGCAAATCTTATCGTCCCATTGGTCTCCGTAGGTGTATCTCTTGTTCCTCTGTCTATCTTTTCGGAACTGCTCCATTTCGTTCCAATAGTGTTGAGCCTCCATGAGCACATCAAAAGCCCTACGCTTCTCAAAATTGTTTGCACGAAAAGCAACCGTATCCATTTCCTCATTTTTTTTATTTGGAGTAATACGGCTCATCGGTATAAGCTTCTCCCTTTTATTTGTAACAGTATGCATATTGATATCCAATTTAATAGTGTAGGCAAAGATAAACAATGCCTACACTATCATAAGTTTAACTATTTACGTGTCTTATTCATTTCTTCAATCATCTCTTTTTTTAGTTCTGTAAGCTCTTTCTCAATTGAGAGATGCTCTGCTCCATCATTAGCTTCTTTCAACTCTTGATACAGGGCGTCAATATCCTTACTATAGTCTTCAAAAATCTCATAACGAGCAAACTCTGGAGAGTTATATAGAAAATCTATCTTATCAGCATAATCAAAGAGACCTTTGTCAGTATCATTCTCATAATGCTTCATTCTTGCCTTTAAGACATCATGCTCTTCTTTAACACGCATATACTCATTGTTGATTGCACGTGCCTCTGTGCGCTCATCTCCATTCTTTAAAATTCGATTGAGAAGTAAGAAATTGCGCGGGTCGTACTCTCTATCCCCTGCTATAGTCTCTGCACTCTTAGAAAGTTTATCTATAGTGCCAGAAACACCACCAAAATATCCATTAAGCAGATATTCTATCTGCGCTGGATTGATATCAACAGAACCTTTAGTGTAAGCGTCTCCATCTGTAGCCTCGTTAAGCGTTTTAGCTATTCCAACAAGATATTTGTTAGCACTCTTATATGCTTTTGTCCATTCTGGCATGTACTTATTATAAGGAGTGTCTTTATAGATAGGCATACCTGTCCAACCCTTATTGCTATAGACTTCTGCAAAAGGCTTAACAGCACTTGGCACAAATGCCTTAACACCGCCTCCACCTTCTAAGAAGTCAATAGGAAGAACCTGAGTTGCCTGTCCAGCTATTGCCTTACCTAACTCTGATCCTGTAAAATGTTCCTTTCCACTCATAGCACTTACCATAAGTTCCCCCATACCATATATTGCACGATACTCTACAGGTAATGGAATAGATACCCATTGGTCTCCTATCTTAAACAAGATATTGCTACGCCTTACATATTCAGGCAAGTTCCAATAACTATTTGCATCTGCTTCATCATCACCATCTCCCATTCCTATGCCTGCAATTACAGCGCCAAGTAAGAACATTATAGCCGAAGCGGTAAAAGCCTTAGCAGGATGTTTCTTAAACTGTCTACCAAAGTTTGTTGTACCTTGTATTGCAGCATTCCAGAAGACAAATCCACTGCGCCCTATACCCGAAACAAAAGCACTTGCAGTACCAATTTTAGTCTGTCCAACTGCGTTCATAAACTTCGCACCACTACCTTTCTTATTAAAATTTACAGATATTTCTTTTGCATCGTAGATAGAACGTTCTACTGTTCTACCCATCTCACGTGATGTAAGGTAAGCTGCAAAGCGTGCGCAGTTCTCAACAGCACGATTATACTCATCAAGTTTTTCTCCAAGTAAATTAAAAGCCTTTGTAATACTTAGCTTACCATTAGCACGCTTCAACTCTCTACGAATATCATTCTTATGCTGCTCAATATCTCTCACATTTGCATAGCCTGTTTCGCCACCATTCATCATAAACTGATAGAACAAATGTTCCAGTTTATTATTCATATCAAGCGTTCCTTTTCTATGCTTTGCAAGAAGGACTTTTATTTGTGCAGGGTTGCAACGTGCAATGTTTCTATGGAAACGTAATGCGTAATTCGGACTCTCCTTTACCCATACTATTGAGTTAGAGAAAAGCATATCTCGAATAAAATTTGAAACAACAAAGTCTGGATTTCTTGTAGTATAGAATGCACTTAGTTGTCTATTAACCATCTCTCCTGCTTTGAGAATTGCACCAATAGCACCAGATGTATCATTGTCTGGATTAGTCTGCCCATTGAGAGCTTGAGCAGCTCGTGGATTACCATTAAGAGTTAAGATATAGTCTCTCCCTCCACGTTTAACAAGAACTTGATGCTGACGCAAGTCACGGCTATCGACAACCCTATAAGGAATATTTGCGGTTTCTTTTCCATGCTTATACTTGTCTGGAGCCTGCTCAGCAAGCGTTTTCATTTTATCTTCAAACTCTTTCAACTTCTGTTCAATATCCTCTGCGGAGTCGTTTTCCTCAAAGTTGTCAGGGAATACTGGCTTCCATTCGTCTGCCACATCATCATATTTTAACCACATGTCGCTAATGCTAACGAGGTCGCTTGGATGATTGAGTACAAAGTTAAAGAAGCGCTGTTTAACAAGTTTGTTTCTATTTCCCTGCGTTATAGCACTCTCAGCCATACTTTGCATGTTTGCAAAAGGGTCATCAGCTTTAGAAGAACGTCCCTTGGCAACTTTGATTGGTGCATTAAAAACGCTACTCTGATGCAAAAGGTATGCGTATGCTTCCTCGCTTGTTGTCTCATCAAAGCCACGAAGTGGAATATAGTATTTGTACATATCGCTTATTTTCTCATAAGTGTCCTTATCCATCATTCCACACTCGTAACTTTTAGATAAGATTGCAGCGTTTACGGCATTAACCTTGTCCCACAGATTGGTAGTATCATGAGTATTCTCGTACTCTGATACCATCGTTTCCGCATCTACTTCTGCCTCTGTTACATTATCTTTACCTGTTAATGCAGTAAGTCCTGCATAGTCACGATATTCTGCAAGACCTGCACGTGCGCTCTTTTGAGCATCGCTTAACTTTTCGTTATTAAGGATATCTTCTATCGCACGCTTACGCATGACAGCATTACGTTCCAAGCCGTGCTTTGCCATCATGTAATCCACAAGTTCAGCACGTTCTTGTGCATTCTTACATAGCTTAGCAACTTCTGCAAGCATTGGCTTAAA